GGGCAACTTGAAGTCATCCAGCCATGCAGAGATAGAACCTTTGAACTTGGTGATGGTACGACCAGCGCGATCACGCTCAGTCATCTCAATCAATTGACCATCGGCATAAGCGCCAGGTGCTTTGCTAGCAGCCAAGGCTTCAGCGTAGATTTGCTTTTCAGCAATAGCCAACATGGCGTTGTCTTTGATGGACTTCAGATCGACATTCTTCCAGCTATCCGAATAGCCTTGAACACCGCGCAGCAGACGCTTGCGATAAGCCATCAGGTTTTCGCCCTTCAAAGGACGGCCAGCAGACTTGCCAAATGCAGCCATGACGCTGTCGCAATGAGCTTGAGCATCAGCCATAGCGGCTTCTTCTTCGTCAGCTTTCATTGCTTCTTCTTCGTCATCGTCCATCTTCATGTCTTCGTCATCATCAGGCTTGATTTCGCCAGCAGGACCATGAACATGGGGATTAGAACCTTCAGCGTCTTTACGCTTCTTTTTCTTCATGTCATCGTCTTTTTTCTTCATGTCGTCATCGCCTTTGCGAGCAACATATTTGTCGTCATCATCCATTTTGGAATCGTCATCGTCCATTTTGGACTCATCGTCATCCATTTTGGATTCGTCATCGTCTTTACGCTTTTTATCAGCGGCAGACACCAGCGGGGGAGCTGGCATATTTTCCATAGCATCCATGCGAACTGAAAGTTTTTTCAATTCGGTCAGGATGGTGCTAAACGCATCGCCTGCGGCATCTGCCTTCGGCTCAAGTTTCTCTGTCATATCAGACACCTCAGGGTTGGTTAATAAAACTCCGGCTGGATCGCCACCTTTGTCCCACACTCCTTTTGATCCATGCGATTTAGTAACAATCGCAATATGGTCCAAAAGAAATGGAGTACCTTCTATAAGCAATGGCTCACCAGTCTCAGTGCGTAGTGTAGTATTTCCACTGAATTCGTCAAATACTACCGCAGGACTTGTTGAAATATCGCCTTCGCAAATTTCAGCCATCGCCTTGTCATCATAAATCTTCGCAATACCCCACACCTCATCACCCTTGATATAGGGCAACATGATGGAGCCAATTGCTCGATCCTTAAATTCTTTTGTATCCAAAACAGAACCGTCTGGGTGATCCATGATCACCATCAAACCATTACAACGGTCAACAAATTCTTGATTCAAATACAAGCTGGCATCTCGCCAAACGTGTTCACCAATTTTGCTGCGATACGCCAAACCAGTACCCGTAATGCGAATATTCAGCAAGTGCATATTCGCATAGGGCTGTGGACTAGGAAGAATATCTTCCATCATCAACTGGGCAATATCTAATTCTGTTCCAGCTCCGGCCACTCGAAATGCAACTGCTTGGCCTGGGTGAAGGGGCGAGGGGGCGTTATCTGGATTGCACCAGTCGTATCCGGTTGACTCATAGTTGAGTCGCACGGGGAACTTCTCCACACCTCTTGCAAGAAACGTGACAAATTGCCCGTCATCATGCAATCGTTCCAGTGGGCCTTGGAAGTCGATGCCCGTTTCCTCTTTGCACTCGCGTCTTGCAGCTTGCTCATCGGATTCACCCTCACAGAGGTGGCCCCCAGGAACAGCCCAAGTGCCAGGATAATCTCCACCATTACCGCGCCGAATCAATAGGATTTCGCCGTCATTCGTGACAAACATAATCCCCGCTGCCCGTGTGAAAGGACCACCTTGAGGGTCTTTGGGTAACGTGTCAGCAGATTGGAATTGAGCCTCATCATTCAGCATGACTTCAGACTCCAAACCATCATCATTGCATTTCCATTTTCTAAGCGATTTATTAATCCTAGAATCTGGGTCGTGTTTGGTTTCTTCAGATGTGAGCTTTTCTTTCATGCCCTGCATCCGAGCGCAAAAAGATTCTTTTCTCGGACCGCCTTCGGGCTGGGGCGCTTTAAGATGAGCGCCATGCTCTTTGTTGTAAGACTCACGGCCTTTTTCATTCAAGCCGCCGTTTTTGTTCTTACCTTCTTTTTTCTGCCACGCTTCAGAATCATCTTCTGGCACACAATTAGGAACGGGCTTGCCGCCCTTTTCCTTCATGCCCACTTGTTTGTAACCTTCCCAGCATGGGTCACCATCATCTGGGTGAACCAATGCGTGAATCGGATCGTCAGTAATTTCTGGCACTTCATCAGCACCAACAAATTCTTTACCAACAGATTGGGGAATGCCCACTTTCTTAGCGAAAGCGGGATTGTGTGCAACGCCCTGCATTAAGCGTTCTTGAGCTGGACTTACTGTTGGCATATCTTATTGTATGACCTATTTTAGCTTTGCCGCAATAGCTGCACGACCTTTGGCCGTCAACATATCATCAGGCAAGTCAGATAATGAATAAATGTACTCATAAACGCATTTGCAATTCGGCTCCATGCCTGGGCGAATAATCGAATCCGTATACTTCCTGCCCGATAACTTCATCAGCCTACCCTGCAATGCCCAGTTGTCCCGAATCACAAACACCTCACCACTCACATCAATGTGCTTGTGCTTTTCACGGTAGTTGTAACCTGGCACTCGCCACTGTGAGTGCCACTTGGCCGCAATCGCCTGTCCATCTACGCTGAGTATTTCCTCAATCTCAGTCTGGAATTTGTGCATCTGATCTCGAACAATAAACTTGCCTTCTGCGTCCACGCTCGAGATAGCCTTTTGGATTTTGCGTTTTTCGACTTCCCTATCGAGTTCTTTGATGCCACCCGCAGGTACGCTGCTGGCCCATCCAATAAAACGCCTAACCACGGTGTCAATTGACTCTCTGTAATTTTTTTCAATTAAATCCGCTCCCAAAAACTTACGCAGCGCCAGTCGGTGCAGTATCTTGTCCTTGGCCCTGTCAAACGCCCCACGGTCCATATTGGGATACTTTTTCAGCAGCTTCTTATCTGTCACCATGTCCTTATAAATGCCGTCTAGGCGCTTATAAAGCACCACGTTCATTTCCTTGGGCTGCATGAACGTAAAGAGCGCCGCCGCAATCAAAGCCTTTTCCCAGTCCTTCAACTGCTTACTCGACAGCAATCCATACAATGCAATGGCCCCCACTGCCAAGCCTAAAACTGTCGAAAATGACCGCTCTTTAGCCATTACGTCCCTCTGGATGGGGGCGGCAATTTAACATCAGGCATCGGAGCCACTGGCGGCTCATAATCCCTCAAATTATCAATATTCAACCGCAACTCACTNGAGAAAATTTCAGGAATGTTGTTGATATTGTTCTCAGCCCATTCAATTAATTTAGAACGGTTCTCAGGGTCAACCGCTGGCATCAATGTCCGCAATATCTCGGTAATGCCGTGCAGCTTGGCCTCTTCGCCCTTAATCACCTCACTGTGAGGCTCTTCCATCAATGAGGGCCATTTGGCCTCAAAAGCATCTTTGCTCTCAAAGAAAAACTTCTCATAAGTCGCATCCGAGTACAACTCAGGATACTCATTCTTCAAAGCCTCAAAGAAGTTACGGTTCCAAGCCCTGTGCATCACAATGCGATCAAAAAACTCAAATGCAGGTCGCATTTCATGTCTCAAACCATCAATGTATTGCACAATCTGCTTGGTGTCCTCAGTGCCCTCACCAAACCCTTTGGTGAACGCCTCATCCTTGATCAACATCGCTGGCACATCACTGGCCGCAGCAATATTGGCAATGATGTTGTCCCGTGCCACCGTCATCGCCTTATCGGTATTATTNAGGTCAATGCTCTCAATATTCTCCTCAGGCTGAATGCTCAACACATTNCCAGTAGACGCCTCTTGCAGCAACTGACGCTTGTAACCAGCCGCTTTTTCCATCAGGTTATTGATGATGGAGCCAGGTTGCTGAATNTTCGCAACCAACAACCCAGCCTTTAACGACACCAAATCGTCCACCTGCATTGACTGCACAAACGACTTCAGTGGGTATAAAGCCCGAAGGAAAATACTACGTCCAGAAAAGCTCAGTGACGAACTTTGAAAATCCAAATAAATGGGCGTGCCATGAAACACAGTCACGCTTTTGCTGGGGTGATAAGGCTGACCCGCAGCCGTGATGTATTTCAATGGCTTTTGGAAATCCGGCGCATTAGGCGTCTGATTCGTCACCACAGAACCCGCCAGATTCAAAGCATCCAGCACGTTCACATACAAATCACTTACTTCACCCAATTTCCAAAAATCAATCGGCGCATCGGTCGGCATATCAGGCGCATTCACCACAACCGCCCCAACACCATAAACCCGACTAATCTGGAACAAATCACGAATGTGGTTGGTGCAATCCAACTCATTCCATTCCTTCATGAACGCCTTGATCAGCAAATCTTCAACAGGAGAACCAATGCTGATTTGCCGTGGCTTAGACAACGCCAATCGAACAGGCTTTTCCACAACCTTTGCGGCCAGAGGGTGGTATATCCACAAAGTTTTTGCGTCCTCATAGGACAACTGCGCCCCTGGCTGCACATCCATATTCAGAATGTTCATCAAAGGACTCGGATACCCCGTGCCGTTAATGGTTATGTTGCTCATATCATCCCTTGCTCGATAATCAAATCATCATCGAATAATCAGTCAGCGCCACCGCTACACCATAAGTAAAGCAGTCCAGCAAGTCATCTGCCCTCTTTGCAGCCTCTTTATCCCCAATTCTAAAGGTAGTTACTTGATGCAGGAAGTGATTCATCGACCTTCCNTTCCAACTCAATACCTTTTCATAAGCATATCGACTNATCTTACACAAACCACTTGCCACTGGCCCCCCAACAATAAAGGCTCGGTCATCCTTACCTTTACTCATCAAACGACTGGACAACGCCCGAACAGGCCATCCACGAGTCCTCGCCTGTTGGATCAATACACTGCCACCCGCAGCATCCTCAACAAACAACCCCATTGAGCCACTCCGAGCCTGGTAAGTACTCGCCAGCATCTCGCATTTCTCAATCACCTTGGGGGCCAGATGCTCCAATGACGCCGCATCAATCGAGTACATCTCCCAATCCAACACCACCAACTTATGGCCGTAATACTTAGAAAACCCATAATAAACAACGGCAGTGGCATCATGTTCACTACCACTCTTCACCGAGCAGTCCATCACCGCATAGACCCCATCACACTTCATGACAGGTTCTACTGGCTGGTCATTTTCTAAAAGATACTCAAGCCTAAAAAACGTGGAATTGGCCCATGAAATGAACTTGGCCTCATACTCCTGCTGATACACCAAAGGATGCTCAGTCCTCTTCAGACTTTCCAGCTCCTCCAAAGGCACATAAGGATTAGTGCTTGTGGGTGCATAAAACTGCTTAAACCCCAACTCCTCATCATGCCAAGCACGGTAAAAGAAATTATCTGGGTCCACCCCATTGGGCGTAGAAAACAACCAAAACGACCCTTTGGTTGTCAATAATGTCGGCTTAATAGACTTTGACCAAATATCAATCATGTCGGGCTTCGTAAAAGCCGCTTCATCCAAAAACCCAACCTTGTACGTCCTCCCGCGCCCAGCCAAAGGGTTGTCATTCACCACCCAAAAATCATTCACCCCACCAGTCGTGCAGCGAATAACCCCCTCAGTCTTACTGGCCGACTTAGTCACCGGCTTCAATATATCCAGCAACTCTGTCTGCGGCTCCGCCAACTGACGCCACTCAGGCGTAAATAACCCCGCCTGAAAACCCTTCAAAGCCGTATCCGCCGCAATCGTCACCATCATCTTGGTTTTACCCCAACGGCGACCACAGCAAACTACATTAAATCGACTCTTGTTTTGCCATATCTCCACCTGACCAGAATGAAGAGTAGGTAACGTAACCTTAGGCATCAGGCAACCCGCCCTCAACAACTACCTTCGTATCTACTTCGGCAGTGCCATTGGCAGGACTGTTATAAATTTTTGGCAACACCTTGCACAAAATCCACTTTCTTGTATCAACCCTCAAACGTGACCGCTGGACAAACTCATTGTCCATCTTGCGATTACCCTCTTGGTCAATAAACGCATCCCCACTACTGTCATCCGCAATTTCCAGAATCTCTTCCAACAAACCATCATAAATGGCCCTGCGAATGTCCCAGTACCTGTCACCAAATCCACTGTGGTTATCCATCGCCCATTTGCGAATCACAAAATCAGACGGCATACCAGGCATTTTGCCGATTTCGTGAACAGAATGGCCTTGCATCATCAAATCCAAGATTTGATTCGCAACGGCCTCACTATAACGAACTGCTGGTCGGGGTGGCTTTCTCATGCGCCGTTTATATCACGGGCACCAGTTGCAAGGCAAGCATTATGCTCATGGGGATGGATGCGAAACTATTTCGCACCTCTAATAGATTAGAAAATAAAAAAAATTTTGGGCGATTGCGGAAATGATTTTTAGATTGGTAGGCGAAAAATGCGGTAGGGTGGAGGGGCTTTTTTAGGGTGGGGGGAGCCTAGAGTCCCTTTTTACCCT